ACTCGGGCTGATCCCGCTGCCCTAACCAGTTCTTGCCAAGCCATACCAACATGGTCGTATTGCCATCCATTGCCGTCGTGTATTGCTTCCGTCTTAGGCTCATTTTGCCAGTGCTGGCCTTTTGCTTGAAATACTCCGCAAAACTGACCTCATGCTCGCGTTTGCAGGCTCTGTTAAGAGTGTCGTAACTGATGCCAAGAATCGACGCTTGCTCTTCACCTGTGCAGTGAATAGCGCACATCTGATCGACTTGCTCCCAGTCTATTTCTATCAGTGGTCTAGCCATTTTTTAACTGACAAACGTCTGTTTAATTATTAACTCCTCGTGCTCGTATTCTTGGCTCGCAAGCTCAAATTGGTTCATCGCTTTGCGACTGCTTCCCACCCCGCCAAGATCTGCCCATACGCTAGACCCAAGCCCAATACAGCCCACGACATCATCAGCAGTATTAGCAACATGGATGAGTATGTGAGTACGATTAGGCACTTCAAGCACTTCCCAGACATTGGGGCCGAATCTTGGCGAATTTCTCCTGCCAAGTCGATAGTAGCCCTCTGGTATGCAAGATACATAAGGTTGGTTATCTTTCCAAGGTTTCTCGATAGTCCAAAAAACATGCTCTCCATAAACGGCTTTCCCCAAAGTTCGATCTGGCAATAACGCAAATCTAGTTATTTCAATCATCGGTAAATTTCTCTTCAAAACACAGCAAGTATATCCCATTTTATAATTATTATGTTTATGTCAAACTTTTTGTTGACGATCATTGCAAAATGATTAGAATAAACAGTGTTCCAACAGTAAATAAAAAGGGAAGAGAGATGGAAGCAGCAAATATATCAATTCAAATTAAAAATATTGCCCTTGCGGAGCAATGCAAAATAGGTGTTGTTCTTACTATGGCAGATGGCTTTAAAGGCTGTTTTTTCTGCGATGATATTGAAGATGCTGAATGGCTCACATGGGAGATGAACGATGCAATTAGTTTATCGTCACAGTCAATGTTTGATGAAGCAATTGAACAAATTCGTCCGCGCATAGGCATGAAGTTGAAAGACTATCTTTCATAGACATAAAAGGGGGAGAAATGGCTTACCACCATTCAGAGAATTTTGACTCACTCGTGCATGTTTTACAGATGTGGATTTGCACCCCTACGAAACTTCGCAAGAACAGCTTTGATGAAACCGCCAAGCACCTTGGGGAAAAATGGAAGGTTAAAGAGGTTGAGCTGGCTAAACAGGTTGCACTTTCAAACACTCAAAGGGGTTTTTTATGAATCGACTCACTAAAATTGGTATAGGGCTTATTGTTTTTTTGCTTGTATTGCTTGTGTCTAGCAAAGACTTTGAGCACCAAACCATGATTGAAGGCGAATATACATACAACGTCTGTTCTGGTTTTTGGCCTGATTACAAAGATCTTAAACCTGACTGTGAGACTGGAGAATGAAGGTTTTAGACTTATTTTCTGGAATAGGCGGTTTTAGCTTAGGTTTAGAAGCTGCTGGATTTGAGACGGCTGCCTTCTGCGAGTACGATCAAGAAGCGCAAAAAGTATTGCAAAAGAATTGGCCAAATGTGCCGATTTTTTCTGACGTTAGAACCCTAACCAAGCAGGAGCTGCATGATAATGGAATATATGACATTGGACTTATTTGCGGGGGATACCCATGCCAGCCTTTCAGCCTCGCAGGAGAACGGCGTGGCGCAGAAGATGACCGTCACCTCTGGCCTGAAATGTTTAGGCTTGTCCAAGAACTTAGGCCCAATTGGGTCATTGGAGAGAATGTTGCTGGGCACATCAATATGGGCCTCGACGAAGTGCTCACTGACTTGGAAGCAGCGAGCTACACCACAAGGCCGTTTGTTATTCCAGCTTGTGCCGTTGACGCTCCCCACAGAAGGGATCGAGTCTGGATTATTGCACACGCCAACAGCGACAGCGAATCAAATGGCTCCCAGCATGAACAGCGGATGGTGGAGAACACCAGCAGCAGATCAAGGGGGAACTCCAAAGGCTTTGTTAGAAGGCAAGACTACAAGGCCAAGCGGTCACAAGATACAAATAAGATTACAGGATCAAGTCAAAATGTGGCCGACTCCGAACGCTGGACCAGCGACAGCCTCTCAAACGGTAGAAGCAACGAAGAGACTAAGAGCAAGCAGAGACAGAAAACAAGGCACTCTGTTGGAGGCAGTAGTGGACAGAATGTGGCCGACACCGCAAGCATCAGACAATCGGAACCGAGGCAACATGAGTTCATCGTCAGTTCAACGACGATTGAAAATAGGAAAACAGATTATGCTCTCTCAATCAGTAAGCCAGAACTCTGGCGCTCTGAACCCAACGTGGGTCGAGTGGCTGATGGGGTTCCCAGAAGGTCACACAGACTTAAACAGCTAGGGAACGCAGTTGTACCGCAAGTGGTTGAAAGAATCGGGAAAGCAATTTGGGAGATCGAAAAACAATGAACGGGAAATGGAGCAAAGAGAATTTCGAGCAATTTGACCGCGAAAACCCAGAAATCTTTAAGACCTTCGCGCACTTCGCATTAATCGCTACCCGCCACAGACGCTATTATTCGGCCAAGGCTGTTTTTCATCGGGTCAGGTGGGAGACGATGGTCTCAGGCAAGGATGACGCTTACAAGATCGATGACGGCTGGATCAGCCATTATGCCAGAAAGTTTATGATCTGCTACCCAGAGCATGACGGGTTCTTTCAGACTCGCAGCCGCAGAGATAGTTACCATAACGTTTCACGTGAAACATTAGGAGAGAGCAATGAAACCGACTAGAAATGAGCTTTTGTTAGCCTTACTCGCGCTCGTTAAAGTGCGAGAAACTTACGACAACCTTGACCCATGTGATGATATGGAGGTATTAGACGTTATTAGGCTGCTAGATAGATTGCAGTCTGAGATGCCTAACTGACGTTATCGTCTAGGGCTGTTTCTCTTTCTATGAGGATCTCTATGTAATGCGCTGCTTTCCTGAGATCCTCTACCCCACCTTTATCCCGCCACCTAGAAATATATTTTACCACCGCGTGCTCACATACGCCCAAATCGTTAGCTAACGCGTATTCTAAGGGCTGAATCATCATTGTCTTGTAGTGGCTTCCAGAAACTTGACGATCCATTGCGCTCATACTAACTCCTGAATGTTTGCTTTTAACCTTCCTTGCTCCCCGTACAATTTGTGGAGTATTACGCAAGTCATACTTCGAGAACTGGCATAGCCAGCACCAGCGTGATAAGAATCCGCAGGAGCTAATATATTCCAACTTTCGAACAAGGCTCCAGAGTATTCTTCTTGATTCTTGTGGTGTATGTGACCCGTCCAAACAAAGGTGTGATCTGACTCGCCCCATTGTTTCCTCAAATTACTAACAATTGACCCGTGAAGATTGGACATTTTAATCCGATCTCCATGATGGGTCACAATCAGATTTTTGCCCCATTGCCACCAAACAAATTTGGAAGCGTTGTCAAACACCTTGACCCTTGGATCTTCCTCAAAGTAAAGACGCATAACCTCATTAAGCCAAAGCGCAGCATCGGGGTCATGATTGCCCCTCACGTTCACGATCCAAACTTGATTGTGCTTTTCAAGCATACGTAAAACGGTACGCTTTATAACGTTGCTGGCTGCGCGAATGGTCTTTGAGTATCTGCCGTCTGAGTCTAGTAGATTTTTAGAACTAGGGGTTGAGCTGGTGCTATCGTTTACGTGCATAAAATCGCCAAGATTCACGAGCACACCAACCTCTCCCGATGGCGCAGACCCTACCAGCCGATCTATCGCGTTCTCCAAAAGCGTTTGGCTAATTTTAACGTCGTAGTCGTCGCCCATCGTCTCAGTGTGGTGAGCAAGCATCCCAAGGTGATGATCGCCAATAATGTAGCTAACCATAAGATCGTTGTCAGTGCTTGGAGGCGCGTCTGCGGGGGCATGTATTCCTGTGACTTCATCCTTAAATCCATCGACAAATTCGGCTATTAGTTCTTCTAGTTTTTCTCGGTCAGGCTCTTGGATGTGCCATTGCAGGACGATCTCGTTGTCCATATTGTAGGCGGTCGAGACTCGCTTAGTTGTGAATCCCGGCGCTACTTGCCTGTTAAGATTGTAGTCAGGTGCGAATCCTTTGCGGCTTGCTCGCTTGTGTACCTTACCGACAACCTCAGAAATCCGTCTCGGCTCTTTGCCCAGTTGATTAGCGATCTCCGTCTGAGACATTCCGCTGATGTGCATCTCGATTACCTGTGTCTGATAATCGGTGTTGCAATACTCTAAATGCTCAGGGACACTTTTACTCGTCATCGTCTTCTGACCAAATCATGTGGGCAAAAACATTCGACGCGACTTGCAAGCGTCCAATAATGCTTGAAAGGCTATCTGGGTCTGTGGAAAACGAACCGGGCATTTGCAAATCAAAGCCGTCTTGACGCTCGATTACAATAACTGCCCCGCTAACATCTCCAGCCTCGCAAGCCTCCAAAAGATCACGCAAGGTTTCGCGGACCTCTTCAGCGTTTCGATCTAAGATTGAGACTTGGCCCATTCTTTGTTTTTCGCCTGATAAATCGAGAGCAAATCTTTAAGCTCATCGATTGTGTATTTCTTTGGATCTTGCGGCCCCTCTAGCCTCTCCACTGCCTCCAAACCTATTTTCTTAATTAAGTTTGGCCGATATTCTGCCAAATTGCCACTTTTGTGATTGTTGCAGACGCTGCATTGTTTGTGCGTGTTTTGCTCGTCAAATCTTAAAATCGCAGAATGACCTCCGACGCTCATATAGTGACCAGCATGATATTGGCCTTGGTGATGCCTCTGGCAGCTTATACAAGGGTCTTCGTGATCCCTCTGGCGTATGTGCTTGTTAAACTCAGTCTGTACTCTCTTGATCCAATAGCCTCGGTCTTTTTCCCTCGCTTTTTTCTTTGCTTGCCTAATCTCTCGTTTGTTTAGCCTCTGTGCCTCTGCCCTACCAAAGTCAACTAAGCACTCGACATTATTGCAAGTCTTTTGAAAGGTGCTGAAAGTTGGCACAAATGGCTCTTTGCAGATCTTGCATCTTTTTGGCATCTATTTGTCCCAGTCTTTTGGATCTGTCAGCAAAAAACCAAGCTCTTCAAAGTGCTTTTTAACTTCTTCTAAAAATGCGCTCTTTTGTGCGACGTTCATCGCTGAGGTAACTGGATAAGCCTGAGGTTCTGACATCATTATCAACTTATCTTCATACGACAGTTTTTTTAAAATTTTATCGTACTTTTGTCTGTACGCTAAACTGTCTCGCCGCATGATTGGCACGCCAAAGTGCAGCTTACAGTAAGCTCTGTATTCCCACGCCTTTTGGTCGCCTTGCGCTTCTGCGTCTTTGTACCATTGATGCTGAGTGTTATTCTGCGCCGATGTCCGATCTTTGGTTGCTCTTTTGATGAGAACGTCAATCGGGTATTCCAGCTCAGTATCTTGCAGCAATTTAAACAGGCTGTTTTTGCCAGAGCTATCTCTTAGCACCAGATGAATTTCTGACGCTAGTAATGGTCCAACGTTTGCTTGTGATGCTAATGCTCTCAGGCGCTCTCTCGTGAGATCAATAGGCTTCTTTCTCATCTAAGCCCCGCAAACATTTTTTTAGCTTCAGCAATCTGCTCATCTGTTACCTCGTAAATCGACTTAACGCCGGTTATACAGATGTCTTGATGATACTGCGTAAAAGTAAAAGATCGGCAGACCTGACAAACCGTGGTGTCTCGGCTTGGCCTGTGCGCTGGCTCTAACTTTATCTCCTCTAGCATTTCCTTGAACTCACCCAAGGTAGGCGCGAACTTCTTAAACTTCTCAACAACCTTCA